CTAAATGCTATGACAAAGGAATAACAGATGCTATTCTTATGCACAGGCAAGGTAGATTAAAATATAATACTTACTTGGATGACAAGGGTAAGAAGATGGTCAACATTGAAATTGACCCACTGGATGAAGACTAACAAACCTCACCCTATTATAAACAAACTAAAGTATGCTGTAAGGCATAGTAACCTATGGCGTACTAAAACTATTACTGACAAAAAGAAAGAACAAAAGAAGGAAGGGGGACATATAAGTGAAGACATTACCAAATGATTATCAAAATTTTATAGCACTCAGCAGATACGCTAGGTGGCTACCCGAAGAAAACAGACGAGAGACTTGGGAAGAGACTGTCGCTCGTTACTTCGATTTTATGGAGGAACACCTGAAAGAAAACACTAATCAGGAATTAGCTCCTAAGACTAGGAAGGTACTGGAAAATGCGGTTGTTAACTTAGAAGTTATGCCTAGTATGAGAGCCTTGATGACTGCTGGTAAGTCATTAAAGGATAATAATATTGCAGGATATAATTGTGCCTACTTAAGTGTAGACCATCCAAAGGCATTTGATGAATGCTTATACATTCTTATGCACGGTACTGGTGTAGGGTTCAGTGTCGAGAGACAACACATAGGTAAACTACCCGAGATACCTGAGCAGGTAGTAGAGGTTGATGATACTATTGTGGTACAGGATAGCAAGGAAGGTTGGCAGTCATCATTCAGAAAACTAATCAGTTATTTATTTGATGGTGAGATACCTAATTGGGATACATCTAAGGTCAGACCTAAAGGTTCTAGACTTAAAACATTTGGTGGTAGGGCGAGTGGTCCTGAGCCACTGATTGATTTGTTTCATTTCTCTTGCAACATATTTCGTAATTCAGCAGGACGTAAACTAAATTCTTATGAGTGTCACCGTCTGATGTGTAAGATAGCAGAGGTGGTAGTGGTAGGTGGTGTGCGTAGGTCTGCACTTATCAGTCTATCTAATCTAACTGATGAGCGTATGCGTAATGCTAAGACTGGACAGTGGTGGATAGATACACCCGAGATGGCACTGAGTAATAACTCTGTCTGCTATACAGAGAAACCTGATATGGGTATCTTTATGAAGGAATGGTTATCACTATATGATTCTAAATCAGGTGAGCGTGGTATCTTCAATAGAGAATCTGCAATAAAGCAAGTGGCTAAGAGTGGCAGAAGAGATACCGAACACGAATTTGGATGTAACCCCTGCTCAGAAATTATACTTAGGGACGGACAGTTCTGTAATCTAACAGAGGTTGTGATTAGAGCAGAAGACACGAATAAGGATATACTCCGCAAGGTTAAATTGGCTACTATACTCGGTACATTCCAATCATCACTAACAAATCTTAGAAGACTGAGAAAGAAGTGGACTATTAATACAGAGGAAGAAGCACTGCTCGGTGTGTCGCTCACAGGTATTATGGATAATGAATTTATGAATGGTAGTTCTAAGAAGCTGGTGTCTGAATGGCACGGTGGTATAAACCTTCCAGACTTCCTTTTAAAATTAAAGAAGGAAGCAATAAAAACTAACAAGGAATGGGCTGGTTTATTAGGAATCAATCAATCCACATCCATCACAGCTATTAAACCTAGTGGTACTGTCAGTCAACTGGTAGATTCAGCGTCAGGTATTCATCCTAGACACAATGATTACTACTTGCGGAGGGTTAGAGCAGATACTAAAGACCCTATCGCACAACTGATGAAGGATGAGGGTGTACCTTGTGAGCCTGATGTTATGAAACCTAATAGTGTAGAGGTGTTCACCTTTCCTATTAAAGCTCCTGATAACGCAGTTCTTAGAGATGACAGGACAGCGATAGAACAACTGGAACTGTGGCTTATGTATCAGGAATACTACTGCGAACACAAGCCTAGCATAACTATCACTGTTCGTGAACACGAGTGGATGGAGGTTGGTGCTTGGGTGTACAAGAATTTTGATAAAGTTAGTGGTGTTTCGTTCTTACCACACTCAGACCATAGCTATCAGCAAGCACCCTACGAGGACTGTACGGAAGAGATTTATCTTGAGGCTCTTGCTAGTATGCCTAAAGCAGTAAACTGGGATAGAATCAAAGAATACGAACTCTCAGACACTACAAGAGGTATGAAAACTATGGCGTGTACTGGGGATTTATGTGAAATGGTAGATTTAACTGAAGAAGAGAGGGATATAGAATGAAATATATATTACTAATAGTATTGTTATTGATTACAGGATGTAGTGTTATGCAGGATAAGATGGATGCTTTGAATTATAAAAGTTGTCAGCCTGTACACTCTATGTGTGAACCAAATGAATCGCTACTTATTTGTGATTCAGAAGATAAAAGAGAATGTCAAGGCTGGATACTATGAAAATAGTATTTAATTTTCTTTACTTCTTATTAGCGTCAGCCAGCACAGGCTGTCTAATATATGTTGTTATGTGGCTAGAGGCTTTGAGAAAAGGATGGTTAGTGTGATAGATTTAAAAGGTGTTTCACCACATAAAAAGGTTGCGTGTAGTTGTGGTCGTTCACCTATAGGTAGATGTGTAGGTTGGCATAAACTTAGTGATAAACGTTGGATAGAAACCATAGCTAAATATCAAAAGATGACACCTGAACAAAGAGAAGGTTACTTATCACCAAAAGCAATAGATGGATTTGGTGAATAAAAAAACAATTTATTAAAAAAACGGACTCGAAATATTCGTTTCTACAAACTTTAATGGGTATAGCCAGACCTCGCTATACCCCAAAATAAGGAAAATTATGAAATACAACTCTATAGATTCAGAGAGAGCAGTTGTTGGTGGGTTACTACTAGACCCATGTGTTGACAAAGTTATGCAAACTAGATTAGCAGAAGAAGATTTTAGTAATGAGAAGTTAGGATATGTCTTTCGTTGTATCTTCCTTATGAAAAAAGATAATAAAGCTATTGATGTAATAACTGTAAGAGATTACATTACAAATGATTATCAACCCCTAGATAGGACCTGGGCAGTTGATTTTGAAGATTTGGCAATGCTAATAGAGAACTCTACAGGAACTACAAACATAAAATCTTATGCCTCTCATGTAAGAGAGTGTCGAATTAAAAATCAGATAGAGGATCTTAAAAAAATTATTGAATACGATAACTATCAAGATACAGTTTCCCAGATACAAAACCTTGAATTAGAATTAGAAGATAAAGATGAAAGTTCTATACAGGCTATCGTTGGAAAGACAGTAGATTATTTAGAAAATTTATCAGTTGGTGGTGTTGGATTATCTAGTGGGCTTAAATCCCTAGACGCTCTAATTACAGGATTCAGACCAGAAACATTAACTGTCTTGGCAGGTCGGCCTAGTATGGGTAAATCTACTCTGGCTCTAAACATTGCAGATGCAGTATCTAAGAAAAAGAATGTTTTGTTTTACTCCCTTGAAATGGGTCAAGTGCAGCTCATGTTAAAACTTGCCTCTGCTCATTCATCTATACATCTATCTAAAATTGATAATAGCAATATGTCAGATACGGAACAAACTGTATTTTATGAAACATTGGCTAAGATCGGCAACCAGAATTTAACTATTATTGATAAACCATCAATGTCAATACATGATATAGCAACAAAATCTAGGCAACTTAATAGTGAAATGAACATTGATATGATAGTAATAGACTACTTGCAGATTATGAAATACGATAAAGGCAAAGAGATTTCAGAACTGGGTCATATTACTAGAGAATTAAAATATCTCTCTAAGGAACTAGGAATACCCGTAATACTGTTATCTCAATTAAGTAGGGGGGTTGAGCATCGAGAGAACAAAAGACCTTTTATGAGTGATTTAAGATCATCTGGTGAAATAGAGCAAGATGCTGACTGTATAATCATGGTCTATAGAGATGAATACTATTCAGATGAGTCTGAGGACAAAGGACTAGCAGAATTAATTGTTGCTAAGAACAGAATGGGGCAGACAGGTTTTGTTAAATGTGAGTTTCATGGAGAGTATTCTAAGTTTAATGATATGGAGGTAAATATATATGATAGATAGACAAGAGTATGTTTTAGAACTTAGAAGAATAAATGAAAATTGGATTCCATTCCATCCTAAAACTCAAATTCTAAAAAAAAAGCCATCCTAATTATGAAGTAATTCCATTAGCTTATGTTTATAAATGGTTAGGAAATCATAGCACAAGTCCATCATTTAATACTGGTGAAACAAGTGTAGAGTTTGAACATTCGGGGTGGGGAGAACCAGCAGATAAGTTTTATAATGAAGCACCTACTGTAATTTTTAATCATTTGGATTTACATAATAAAAAACTATACGCAATGGAACTTATATTAGCTGATTATCTAAACAATTTTATAATTGATAAAGATGAATGGTGCGAGGCAAAAGCAACTAGGGAGGATTGGTAATGGCTTATCTGATAAGAGTTAATAAATATACTGATTCGGCAAAAGGAAAACCTTGCCAAATGAGATTAGAGGGTTGTATGCCTGATAATGAAACTGTGATTTTCGCCCACTTGAGTGGTGCTGGTATG